TAAATTACCAACATCAATATAGAATATACGGCGTTCAGGTGCTCTTGAAATACGGTAGATAACAACCGCATCTTCAATCATTCTTAATTGATTGAGAGCTTTAATTGCTTTATGTAAATAAGAAATGACGAATACATTCTTTGCATCCATCAAACCTGAATTCACATTGATAATTGCTTCAGGTGCAATACGCAAACCTTGTGTTACGTTTGCACTAAATGTCTGTGTGGTTGTACCACGGTCGTTGTAGACATAGTATTCAGCCAACGATTTAATAATGTTAGCACCAGTTTTTGGGTCACGTTCTTTTTGAATCTCACGCACTTTTCGAATCTTGCGTGGGTCAATGTAACGTAATTCTTGAATACCTGCGTTAGGTTTTTTATCATTAACAATCACATGATAGTAAATGCGACCATCGATATACCAACGCTTGAATAAATCGTCAGCAAGATTACTGAAGTTCAACATCTTTTGAATGTTGTTGAATTCTTCAATAATTTTTTTCTTAATTGATTCTGGTTGTTTCAGATTATCTAAAACAATCCTTAATACTTCACCATTTTCTGTATGACTGATTGCTTCATTAACAATCTCATCAATTGCCATATCACACTCAGGGTGATTAGACATTTCACGATAACGGGTGATGAGTTCAATCTCATTACGGACAGAACCCTCTAAGTCAACATATGTACCATAGTGAGCATTTTGCGTGATGGTAACTGCACCATCATCAATTGCTTCGGTTGGAAGCGCAAAAGAAGCTTGCTCTGGTTTTTCAACCTGAACAATATCCTTTTTACCTAGTGTAAAACCAAATAATTTTAATGCCATTAAAAATTCATCCTAAAAAAGTAAAAAGGGAGGTCGTGGGACCCCCCTTTCATCAAGCCACTTGGTCAGCTGTCGCTTCCCACCATTGGTAAGAAAGCGTAATAGTAAATTCTTCAATAGTATCGTTTGAACCCCAGTCAACATCAATAGGTGCAATATCTTGAGGAAATATACCGAGAAAACGGCATCTTTTCAAAACATCACCTTGTTTGCCAAACTGAGTTACATCCGCATCAACAGTATACCCACCAGGAGTTCCTGCTAACGGATTACGAATATTAAGACTATGACTATTGATACCATTCATCCAACGCTCGAAAGCATTGCGAACCACAAAATCTTCATCATTGATAACTGTGATTGTCCAATCAGCGAATGTTCTATTACCCGCAAATTTTAATTCACGACCAAAGTATTGAACTGGTACAACACCAATAGTTGAACCAGGAAGTTGAGCCGTTTTACACATGAAAGTTAATTTTCGTTGTGCATCTCCAGGCTGTGAAAAGCCAGGAAACGGCATACTCACCTCAAATAGATTTGGGCGAGCACCGTCTCCTACCATCTGAGAGCGGAATTCGTTTACATTAAATGCCATTTTTTATTCTCCTATCTCTCTATTTATTAGAACCGGCCAACAATTTCTTCAAACGTAACGCCTGTGCGGACTGCCACAAAGTTAAGTTGAATGAAGTTGACTGAACGTGCTGGTTTGATATAGATATCACCAACAAATTGGTTAGCATCAATTACATTAGCCGTGTTATTAGAGTCATCGCAAACAACACGATAATCTGTTAGACCACGGCGACCTTGAACATCACGCAAGAATGGTTCAACTAAATTGACAAACTGAGCACGGGTAAACTGGTCGTTAAATTCAAACAATGAACTACGAGCAGCACGAGCAATTGTCTTTTCAAGTACAATAAACAAACGGCGAACATTGACACGGTCAAACACAGATGGTTTGCTTAACAATGTTTTATCACCAAATAGAATTGTGCCTTCACCCGCAAATGTAACCACAGGATTGACACCTTGAACATACAAGTTATCACGTTCTGCTTTAGTTGGATTAAATGCAAGTTTAATTGAGTTCTTAACAATACCACGATTTAAACCACCTGGTGAGAACCATGGGTCACGTTCTTGGTCTGTACGAGCACAAATACCAGCAATATCACCATTCAACGGCACAAAACGGTACAAATCGTTATAACGGTCATATTGATACTTATAACCAGAATCCATAAATGCATATGAAGAACTTGTTAGTCCAGCACGGAATGAAAGAATAGATGTTGCTTCAGCACCAGCGTTGTTTACGACAGAAGCTCTTGTTGGTGATAAGAACACCACAGCATCTTTACGAGATTCAGCAAGTGAAATTAAACTTGTAGCAATAGTTGAATTACCTGGACCAGAAATTATCAATGAAACATCCACAACGTCAGCATTTGCAAACAAATTATATGCAGTAATAATTTCTGAATTACCAATCGTACCATCTGCACCCGCAGTCATTGATGCGGAGAATGGTGTATTAATATTGGTAAATGTTTTAGCGACAGCAGTTGTTCCCCAATTAGAAGCACCTGGTTGGTGTGTTAACCACCAAACATTTCTAGATTGTTCATTAATGATTGTTTTGTAGAAGTTTGAAGAACCATCATTGTTTAGTGCATCGGAGGCTTTTGAAACGAATGAATATCGTTCAAGAACTGTGTTTGCCGCACCACTTGAGAATTGACCATCTTCGTCAACAACAATAACGTGCATTTCATCACCAGAACCACCTAAACCGGATGTGTATGTTGATGTACCTGGTGCAACACCAAATGAATCAGCATACTGCCATTTACGCAGAACAGCTGTACCAACAGTAACGGTGCTTAATGCAGTAGCTGTGATAATTGCAGTTGCATTAACGGAAGCAACACGAATATATGTTGTGCCACCATCAACGGAAATTAAATCACCAGCAACTACGTTTGCAGCTGCATTGGCAGTACCGTTAACATTAATTACGGTATCACCAGCAGTAACAGCATTAGCTTTTAATGAATCTGTAACTGTTAAGTTAGAAGAAAAAGCTTGCGATGAAGGACAAATTGAAATACGCAGACTGTTGCCTAAAGCACCAGCATAACGAGCACCAAAAGGTCCGTAAGCGGTATTGACTGCATCAGAACGATTAGCAAGATAATCATCTGAGTTTTTAATCAAAACACCTGAGCCGTTGGCCGTAGCGTTAAGAGTGGAAGTCGTGTTTGCGGCACGAACAACCTTTAGGTTATTTGAATATGCTAAGAAATTTGCTGCTGAGAACCAGTATTCATAATTTGTATTGTCGGGTTTACCAAATGTCGAAGCAAGGCGAACCTCATCCGAAACGGTAATTACTTCACTAACTGGACCCCAGTTAAAATTTCCAGCGATGCCGCCAATTGAAGTAGCGATTGAAGGTACAATTGTAGTCAGGTCAATTTCTGATACATTTACCCCAGGTGATAGCTGAAATGCCATGGATTTCTCCTTAGTTATGGGTCAATTTTTCTTTATACACTATTTAGTTTTTTACAAATTTGAAGATAAGTAACCTGGTGGTAATGCTCTGGATTCTTCTTTTGTCCATGCATCTCCACTATCCACTTCATATTCTAATTCTTGGCCATCGCTCATAAAACCAAACGGTATAACATCTTCTTCTATTTGTTTAATTCTCTCTTGGTACATTACCTCACGAATATTAACATCGTTTAAGTCTTTGAAGTAAGGATTAGTTGTCAACCAACTAAACAAGACTAAAGGCATCACCAAGTCATCATGGTACCCATCATCCGCTTGATATGAACCACGATGTTCAATGAAAGTCGATAGTTCTGATATCACATCAGGGTCTGGAACCAATAGTTTTTTTTCCTCAATTAATGATTTAAATGTAAAACAGCCAATTCGTTTTACTCTTTTATCAGTAACAACGCCAAAACTTGTTCTACCTGAACCACCAAAACCGCCAGTTACTTTCTGACCTTTACCTGTTTTGGTGACGTATAGAATATTTTCATATTCCAATTCTGATTGTAAAATATATGCAACCTGTTCGCTTGTGTTAATCTCAAGCAACACATATGCATTATTAAAGTCTTTTGCTACCTTATGTATAACAGAAGGATATAGCATAGGTGCAATTGAGTTATCTCTAAATTTACCTACTAATTTATATGGTACCTCTGCAATATCTATAATCACAAAAGCTGAGTAATCTCCACCAACACCTTGTGCGGTATCTGCAACGATGACGTAGGTGTGTGGTTTTTTAACCAATACTTCTTCATCATCTCTTTCACCTTTAACTGGAAATTCATACAAGTCCAAACCATCTTTAGAATAGACTGTCGGTAATGTTGACATATATTCGATGGTAGCGGCATCAATCAACGTCAAAGATGAACCAAGGAACTTACATAGAACCTCTTGGTTATATTTTAACTCTCCGAGTTGACGCTTCTGTTCAAGTGCCCATGCTTCATCACGACCTGGAATTCTATTATAAGGAATAAACATTGGAACAAAATCATTGTTCTTGTTCATTGCATCGTTCCAAAACTTCCAAAAGTGGTTGTATCCTAGCGGTGTCGATGTAATAAGAATCTTGGTGGTTTGACCAGCAGAAATAACAGGGTAAACGGCAGTAAAGAATGCTTCTGCAATCGT